CCCAGGCGGCATACCTGGCGGCATCGAGTTCGGCCTGGGATGCGTTACCTATCGCGAACCGGCGTGACACCTCGATCGCGGCGCGGGGCCGAGAATCTCCAGGATACTTGGACTCGAAAATCAAAAGAACCCGTTCCGCACAGTCGCAAGCGAACAACCGTGCAGTCCGATCGTTCCAGGTGGCCAGCTTCCGGACCAGCCGCGCCTCCGAAACCACTATCTTGTCGGGCGACTCCATCCGGTCGCCTCGCCACTCGGCTTCCCAGATCGATGGACCTAACCACGAAACCAACTGAGTCTCGCCTTCACAAAGATGGTAGCCTCGTTTACATGGCTCGATGTTCTCGATTTTCGGCATCCAGCCGCCTCTGAGGTCCCACGTACCTGACCCACCATGACATGGCGTACCGTCGTGGTTCAAAACCTTGTATAATCTCGCCCTGGCGTCGTCGATACGCTTTTCGACGAGCCGAAGCCGCATTCCTGACTCTTTCGACATAGTACTACATAGTACCATATAGTACTTATAGATAACGGTCCTGAAAAGAGAGAGGTGCTGGCGGCCCCGGGTAGCATCTCCGGGACCGCCTAAGGAGGGATCTCATGGCCCTACATCATTATGAATTCGGGCGGGGGCATGATCCCCCCGCCGCTGGATCGCGTCGCGGGCAAATCTCTACCAGAGCAATGGAAGGGGTGCAAGCCCACCGCCCGCGCCGCGAGGAGGAATCGGGGCGGGCTGACGCGCCCCGCTACCCTATATGGGGCTTCGATACCATAAGTACTTTTCGCTCGATGGAAAGGTATATATGCCATAGAAGCGTAAAAGCGTTCTATGACAGGAAAAGGAACGACCTTTCGATTAAAGCATCTTCAGGGCAAACGGCTAACACCCGCTCAGGCGATCATGGCCAAATGCTCTGACTGCATGGCCGACTATGTAGATGGTCGGGAGGACTGCGCCATCCCAACGTGCCCTCTATATCCCTGGATGCCCTACTCAAGCGCTCCCAGGGAGAAAATTCGCCGGAAGGGTATAGAAGATCAAGCCGAAAACGATGGCGCAAAAATCGCGTCCACAGAAGGTTTAGAGGAGGACTGAAAGATGCCTACAATGAAACTGAAGCTCCTCGAGGAGCGGATCGACGAAGCCGCGGCGAAATATAAGCGGACCGGCGAGCTGGCCGACCTCTCGGAGCTGAGAGAAGCGATCAAAGAACATCGCGCCCTGCGGGGCATCCCCTACGAGGCCCCATAATGCGATATAAGGTATCCCGGCTCGTCGCCCCCGATGGGACGCGAGCCGAGCGGATCGTGTCGGCTCCGACGCCAGAGGATGCGCTCGGAGAGGTCCGCTGGGATCTGATCCGAGAGGGAAAGTCCCGCCAGGAGATGCGGGTGGAGGTGGCGCGATGATCCCCCGCTCCAGACTCGTCGCCGCATACGCTGCGGCGGCGCAGCATTACGCTTCCGCCGGGAACGTCGAGGCCACGATGGAGAACCTGGCGGCGATGATCCTGGTGGAGATCGCCGGGAGGGGCACAAGATTGGGAGACGCGCCGAAGTCGCCTGCGGCTGGATACTGCGGGGTCCATAGGAGGCGACCATGACATCCCTCGCCGAAGTCCTGGATGCGATCGCCGAGATCGAGAGACTGGACGGATACGAAGGGCCGAAGATAGCTCGTCGCCTTCACCTAATCAGAATATCATGCCTCCACGATTATGGCCCTGACGGCGAAGAAGTCTTCGAGGATCGTGCCGTCGGCGCGATCTGGCGGGCGGTGAAGGCCCGCCGGAACCCAAAGAACCACCTCGACGACTGGATGATTGATATCGAGGACGGCGGGGATTCTTTCGTCGTCTTCGTAAAAGATCGCCTGGGTCACAAAATCGGGGTAGGGCAGGGGGCGCTCGCCTTCGCCGCCGCCCTCGCGTGGCTGGCGGCTATAGGAGGCGATGATCGATGAACCGCCGCCACTGCTACGCTTTCGCCGTGATCCACTATGCCGCCGCCCATGATCCGGATGGCGTCGCGTTCAATTTCTTGGGGCTCCTGGTGGAGTCGATACCGAAAAGATAGGGGGAACTATCCGGGCTGACCGGATAGTTGGATTATTTTAGAGCGTTAAGGATCGCCGCCGCCTTCTTTTTCCCGATGCCGGGGACTTCTAGGAGTTGCTCGTAAGTCCATTCCAGTCTATCGTCTGGCGTTGATCTGCCGTTCGTGATGACTCCAGCTTCCAGCACGGGGAGGATATCGGCGTCGATCATCGCCTTTGCCTTTTCGGCCCCTATCCCCGGGAGGCATCGGAGCATCGCCTCCTGGACAGATTCACATTTCGGGAGCCGCAATGCCACGTCTCCGAGGAGGATGGCCCGGGCGTCATGGAGGATCTGGGAGACGTTGGCGGCGAGGGCGTCCCGTTCGACGTCTTCAGAATGATGATGCCAGGTTTTGTAATCCAGGGGCGACATCCCAAAATCCACCTCGACCCCGGACGCCCGGAGGCTGGAGATGTCCTGCCGTACCTGGGCATCGGCTTTCGCCCGCTCGCGGGGATTCTGCCAGCCGTTCGCCGTGACCTCCGGGAGAGCTCGCAGGACGTCCCCCAGAGACCCCAGGACGGCGATCCTCAGAGGATATGGACTATTACGTCTTTGCTCCGAGAGGTGGCCCTGAAGCGATCCTACGAAGTCCCGGGGGGTCTTCAGCTCGACACCGAGACGGCGAACCGGGCAATCCCCGACGATCTGTTTTGTGTGATCGACTTCGTACTCAAAGACCAGATCCACCTCGGCCTCGCCGTCTACCGAGTAGTCCCATCTACCAGGATCACGCTTATTTTGGCCTTCCAGCTCGTTTATGATCGCGGCGAACCGCCCGGGGGCGGTGCCGCGCTCGTTGGCTGAGATTCGGAGGGAGACGGTGGGTTCGGTCATCTTAGCCACCCCACCAGATCATACCGGATGGCTATAAAAATGATATATGTGAGCGATTCCGTCTCTCCTGCCGGTACTTGGTTGATCTTGCCGTATATCATGGTGGTGGCGTAAAACTGGCCGTCCGGCCCCCTGACCATCCGGCGATGCAGGGTCTGATGATCGAGACCGTCCTTCAGATGCCTACCACTAGATTTCAGGGTCATCCCATCGCCTCCTCGTGTATCCAGCTCACGTCGATCATCGCCCCGCCTCCAGCGCCGCGATGTATGCCGCCAGGATCGCCTCGGCGGCGGTCTCGCCGTATCCATCTTGCGAAATCGAGCCGGCTCCATCCCAAAAAATGGTGGCCTCATATTTCACATCGAAATATGAGGTAAATCTGACCTCAAAAAACAGAAATCGGTCGTCTGCCGCGATCGCGTCCTGGATGACGCCCTGGAGACTCCACCCAAAGACCGGAGTGTCGATATCCGGATCGTCCAAGGGGCTGTCATCGAATGCTGTCATATTGCATATCACCTTGAAGTCTCGCCACGTCTCCGGGTCCAGCTCTTTCAAGCGGCCCAGAAGCTCACTCATCGATTCTGTCATGATCTCCCTATTAGGGATCGATAGATATATATACCTTCCCCCTAATTAGGATATATGAACCCTGAAGATACCTTCAGTGCGGAGGTCTACATGGGCCGGGTTACGATCCCCGCCAACATCCGCAAAAGGTTTGGGATAGAGAACGGGGACGAGGCAGTTCTAGTAGTCCTAAAGAAGGTGGAGAGATGACCATAGAAGAGACAGTCAAAAGTTTCATCGAGGACGTAAACGCCGAGTTCGGCTCGGACCTCGCCATAGACAGCCAGGGCGGGGATGGGGAGATATCGATCAACTGGCCCGGACACGGCCACATCTACGTAGACGCCAAAACCGGCGAGATCCTGGGGAAGACGAAGCTCCAGGGGGGACTGGTAGACAAGCTCCGGGGCGCTCTGGGGGGCAACGTCCCCGCCGTTCCGGGGCGAGGCGGCCAGATCCGACCCGCCAGCAAAGCCGCTCAATCCCTCCGAGAAATCCAGGACGAGGAAGCCATCGCCTTCGTCGTTGATAGAAAATCAGGGAAGAAGGCCCCCACCGCCGCCCTCATCTCCAGAGCGGCCAACGCCGAGGGCCTGAGCTTCGAGGTCATAGACTACGTCCACCGACGGGACTTCGTGAAGGTCTCCATCCGGGCATCCTCGCCAGATGGCCGACGAAATGACGCCGTGGTGAGCGTGTACAAGGACGAATACCTTGCCCCCTACGCCTGGGAGTTGGTGCAAAATAACTGCCAGTCGGCGGTGGAGGCGGTTGACCCGGAGACGGGGATGCCAGTCTTCCGAGAAGGGGCGACCATCCGAGTCCCGAAGAGCCGGGATGGTTCCAGGCTCTATGAGGAGGTTCCGGTCATCCTGTGGCTCGCCCAGAAGCTCGCCGCCCGGTGGCTATTCGCGCCCCGGAGCTGCGAGACGAAAGCCAAGGCCAGGGCAGCGAAACAACTTCTAAACACCGACTCCGCCCCCGTGAGCTGGCAAGAGCCCGAAGAGATCGCCGACGAGGAGATGGAGTCATCACTGGTAGAGGGCGAGGTGGTGAGCTGATGCCTACATGCCCCCATTGCGGAGAAAAGACGATCGGGAGGAAGCATTTCTCCTGGTTCTGGATGATCGGCCTCTCGCTCTTCGGCCTCCTCCCAGGAGGGCTCTACGTGCTCCGATGGGCGACGAAGGCCCCGGACCGCTGCACAGAATGCGGAAAAGCGGCGAGGTGGTGGGCTGAGATGCTCCAGATTTTGGGGCTCCTCGCCGGGGTCGCAATTGAACTGCATTACGGCCTCCCGATGAGTACGTACCTCTTGATGATGGCGATATCGGCGGTGTCGATCGGCGCGTGCCTGCTATCTGCTTTCGCGTGGTCGGAGACGTGGGAGGAGGGCGGTAGCCTAGTCGGCACCCTCATCATCGGTGTCGATCTTATCGGAGGATTCATTTTCGGGACGATCCTTCTGATAGCGATCGGAGGAGCAATCACGCAAGTTCTGATGGGGCTGATCTGAGATGATCCGCCTCTTCCTTTTGGCCGCCCTCGTTATCGTCGGGGGCGGTGCCGATATCCCCTGGGACCGGATCGAGGGGCTCACGCTGGAGGAGGCGGTCGTCGTCCTCGGCCCTGGTCACGGCTTCAATGTGACGAGGGACGGGATAGTGACGTTGGACGACGGGGAGCGGATCGATATCTCATCCCCGGCCCCGTTCGGTTTTGTGGGGCCGGTCACGGCCGGTATCGATCCCGCCACTCGGCGGAGATGGTAGCCCGCCCGGTGCCGGACACCCGGAGGACTCTCTCCTCCCCGGCCGGGATCTTCGGCACATCGGCCCCGGAGACGGCCCGGAGCTGGACTATTTTGAGATCATCGATCGAGAGGGACGTGATCGCGTCGTCGCACCTCCACCGGATCCAGACCTCGACGTACCCCTCGGCCTGAGGGACGTAGATCTCATTCTCGGCGCCGTCGACCCATCGGGAATTATTCGAGACTTCGAGCCACGAGCCGCCCCCGTCGACCGAGACCTCGAGGAGCGCCTCGCCCGTCCCGGCCTCGGTGGGAGTGAACGTCACCAGGAGGCCGCCCCTTTTGATCGGCCACTGGCCGACGAGCGCGTACCCGGCATAGCTGGAGGTCTCGATCACCAGGGCCCCGTCGGCGACGGCCGCGGTGCCGTCCTCGAAGCCGTCATAGGCGAACCGGGCCCCGGAGCCGAAGTCGTCGGAGTAGGTCTGCCGGATCTGGCCGAACCGATCCACCTCCAGGACCTCGGCGGGGAAGAGGCCGGGAGAGAGGGCGATGGAGGCGACCACCTCGGCCTCGTCATCGAGGAGCTCCAGGGCGATCGAGCCCTCCAGGCCCACCGACATCCAGCCGCTCTCACCCTCGGCGAAACCCATCAGCGTCCCGTCGTTCCCCTCACCGGAGAGGTCGGTGAGCGTCGCCCCCTCGCCCTCCGAGAAATCGTAGTGGAGGACGAGATCGGTATCGGAGACGGTATCGCCGTTATAAGCGTCCTCGACCTCGGTGGCGGAAAGGATGCGAGTCCAGATACGGACCCGATTCATGGTGCATCCCAGCGGCCCATCTCCGGGCGGGGAGGTTCCCCGCCCGCCCGCTATCTCCAGATCGAACGACGACCCTATTGCCGGGGCTCCGGTAATGTCCAGGGTCGCCGCGAGGATGCCGTCAATGTAGACCTTCGCCTCCTCGTTTGTTACGTCGTGAGTGATCACGAGGTGCACCGGCACCCCGAACGCCACGTTGTCAACAAACGCAAAATTCGGGTCGAGATCGTCACCGAACCCCCAATAAACCGAATTAGTCCCGGCGACTAATGGCGGGTTGATCGCCATCTGGAGCGACCCCGCATCCGCATGATCCCCCTCCGCCGGATGGTACGCCACCAGACCGGGATAATAATCCGTCGGCACCTCATCCATCGTCAGGAGAAACTCGAATGAGACCGCGTTCCCCCCCAGATCCACAGCCCCGGCATCAATGTAGTCGTCGTCCCCGTCCAGCTTGAGGGCCGTCTCCGCCCCAGCCTCGACCTCCAGGGAGTATAGGCCCGCGTCCAGGTTCCCGGCGTTCTCGATCGCCTCGGCCATCGTCAACGGCAGCTCGCCGTCGTCGTCCCAGGCCGTCGGGGTGGCGGCATAGAGCTCCGCCGCCTCAGCCCAGAACTCAGCAGTCTTCCGGACGATCCCCCCACCACCGGCCGAAGGCCCGATCTCAGAATCGCCCACCGACCCATAGACGACCGCAAACCGATCGGTCCGTCCGAAATAGAGCCGATCCGTCTCCTGGTTCCCGGAGAGATCGTCGATGAGGGCGGAGATCTCGTCATCATCGCCTATCTGATCGGCGAGGGTCGGCAGGAACTGAAGCTCCGCCTTCAGGGCGAGCGGCTCGCGGCCCTCCTCCCAGACGACGGCCCGACTGCTCCCGATGATCGCCGAAGTCTTCATTTTGCGGCCCGCTCCTTTGGCCCGGGCAGACCCCCACCGGACGTAAGGGGAGATATCAGTATCCCCGACTTTCACGATTCGAGATATTGAGGTCATGTAGGGATCACTTCCACATACACATCATAAAGTCGAGACATTCCATGATTTTCCCAAAAGCGGCCAGGGGCATACGGGTTCATTTTGCAGGATCCTCCTGCACTGATGGCGTTGAGGTCGTCGATGGCCCAGGCCCCCCCGGTCTTGGGATTCGTAGCATACGACGTGGAAAGCCATGTAGCCGAATGTTTTGCAGTAATATACGACCCATAATATTTTGTTCCGCCTACTGATATAATCGATGCTACGTAACCCAACGTACCAACATTCCAATCCAGATCTATCTGGACGTATGCCATCATTCGATACCAGACCTTAACACTAAACGACTCACTGATGGGCATTTCCATTGTATCCAACAGAGCATACACATAATCCGTGGTACCTTCAGTCGTCCGGCCGTAATATGTAGACGTGCTTTTGTCGTTCAGTGTCGCGTTATTTATTCGCAGTTCGACCGGATCGGCGGGATTATCCGCTCCTAGCCCCAGGATCCGAGCCGTAAACAGATAGTCGTCTGGGATCCATCCAGCCGGATCGATGACCGAGATCTCGAAATCGTTTTGGGTACCGTCGGTATTACACCACCGGCCGATATCGAAATCTGTTATGGGCGTCGGGCTCCAGGGAGCCCAGGGTATTCTAATAATATTCCCATTGAGATCAATCTCGAAATGAACTCCAGCCTGGAGGCCCTCGACCGTCGAATCGTCGACCGCCTCCACCGAGAGGAGGATGGGGACGTACCCCCCACCGTAATCGATGGTATCGAAATGATTTTCGAGAGATTCTGTGGCCCCCAGGTAGCCGTACCTGATGGCCTCGCCCGTCAGGGACTCATATATGAGCCTGTACCGCTCGATCGCCGAGGTCTCGGCCTTCTCCCAGAGGCTCGTCTGGAGGGAGAGGTCCGGGGCCCCAAACGAGATCTGATCCGGCTTCCCCGTGATCGCATCGACGCGCCGGGCCTGAGCCGCGAAGGCGTCTCCCCGCCCCAGATCGATCGAGTACCAATCCCCCGGCCGGATAGATCGAGGCTTCACCAGCTCGACCTTCACCGGCGCATGGGCTCGGAGTATATCCCATAGATCAGATGCAGCGCCATCAAGGTTCCCGCCGGGCGACTTCCGGGCGTTCGTCATCGAGAGCGTCTCCTCGATCCAGGCCTGCCCCGGGTCTCCGGGGCTCCCCGCCCCGTACCTCTGGCCCCAGACTAGATCATAGTCGGCTCCGAGACCGAGGACGACCTGAGCGGGGAGCTTCTGGGGCCGATCCAGGGAGACGATATTGAAATCCTCTCCGGCCCGGAGGGTCGCCAGAGGCTCGGCTTCAGTCCCCCTCGACCGGGGGGATGCCGAGATATCCAGATATATATAGTCCTCCTCCGCCCGGAAAACCACATACTGGCCCGTCTCCTCGACCAAATCCCGGATCAGATCCCAAATCCGGAGCCACCCGACGACGTAGACGCGATCCAGGGACGAATCGGTATCTATCGATCCCAGCCGGATCCAGTTCTCGGCGAAGCCGTCGGCGCAGATGACGCCGTAAGAGTCCCCCGGGCCGAGCCCCCGGACGTATAGATCTCCCCCGTCCCGGGCGCATCGATAGTTTCCCCCGGCGATCGAGCCGAGGGCCACCTCCGAGCACAGATGGCCGTTATAGTAGATATCTCGCCCGGAGGTGGCCCCGTCCCATCCTTCCAGGGTGGCGATACCGTCGTCATCCCAGGAGGCGAGCCCGTCCGGGATCTTGGATATGGCCAGCCACAGGAGGGGCATGAGGTACTGACTCGCCCCGGCCCCCTGCGGCGGAGCATCCGAGGAGAAAATATCGCTCAGGGTGAGGCCGATCCCGCCCGAGTAGGCTATCGGCGGAGCATACCGATGGTGGAGGAGGCCCTCGGCCGAAAGGCATTCGTAGTGAGTCGGCCCCCCGGCGGCCGAGTAGGTCGTCGAGATGACGGCCCCCAGGAACCTCACTGGCCCCTCGTCATCGGTGAGCCGGATCCGCGCCCACTGGCGGATGTGGCCGATCGGAGCATCGAATGAGATCCCATCGATGGCCTCGTTTTCGAGCTGGTATCCCTCGTCGATGACCGCACCTTCGACGAGAAACTCGGTATCTGATCCCGGATTTCTGAAATATAGGGGCATCGGACTACCTCAGCTCTATTTTTTGGAGGGCGTATATCTCCCGGTAGCGCCCGGCGACGGGATCGCGAGTGTACGAACAATATAAATATACTCCGGCCTGAATGTCGTTCACGTCGCTCTGAGTCCAGGGGGCGGACGTGGCCGGGTTGGTCTTCCATTCGTCGTCATAGAGGGTATATGTGGTCGACGCTGTTCTCTGAGTCCCATAATATACAGTACCCCCTATTTTTATGAACGGTTTCATATATCCGCTGAGGCCATAACCGACCAGATCGACTCCAGACCGGAGCACGATCTTAAAAGGATAGTCGGGGGCGGCCGCATTCGTCATGGCGTAGAGGCCCGTCCCGCTCTTCGTCCCGCAGCCGTAGGGTATCGATATATAGGATTTTGGGATGTCGCCGTCCAGGGTCGAGGATACTACTGATTCTTTCCAGAGGCTCGCGATGGGGGTCTGACCGTATCGGCCGATTCCAGTTATGCGCCCGGTGTAGCCGAGGCGGTCGGTGAGGTTCCCGGACGGATCGACCACATCCACCTCGACAGTTTCTTCGTTCCCGTCGAGGGCGCACCACTTCCCGATAGGCAGATCGAGGAACATGGGATCCGCCCCCCAGGGCATCCAGGGGAGGACCGCGATCACCCGGCCAGCCGGATAGAGGGTGTTCTTAACAGTGACTGTGGCCGTGACGGCGAGCCCCTGCTCATCGCAGTCGGTCGGCTCGGTCGCCCATAGCGAAAATCGGATGTCGGCCGTATCTCGATCTGTCGAGGCTACGGGCTCCCAGGAGATCGAATAGGTATCTGCCGGGCCGAGCCACGTCGACGCCTCCTGAGATCCGAACTGCTGGCCCCGAGTGAGATTGGCAACAGCTAGCGATTCTTGGGCCTCCAGGTAGGCATACTCCAGTCCCGCATACCGACCGCCGAGCCGGAGGAGGTAGGACCCCCCAGCCTTCTGCCGGATCTCAGATATCTGGGCTGTCGCCCGTTCGGCCTCAGATACCTCCAACTCCAGCCAATCTCCCGGCCGGAAGTAGTCGAGAGCCGTCTCGACCTGCCAGAAATCGGCCGAGGAAACGTCCAGCCACTCGACATCGATCATATCGTCCATCCGGCCCTTCGGGGCAATCTGGCCCTCGGAATGCTCGGATAGCTGCTCGATCCAGGGGCCGCGCCTCGTCGGATCGGCGAGGGCGTACCTGACCCTAGTTACGTTCTCTCCGGCCCCCAGGCCGATGAGGGTGGCCGGCGGAACGTCCCGGGGGGCGGACCTCGCAAGGCTCGTCCAGTCCCCGCGGCGGAGAGTGTAGGCGGCCCGCTCCGCCGATCCCCGGAAGGGAGGATTAATATCTCCGTCCAGATATGTCAGGTCACCGGTATGCCGAAGGGTTGCATAGATTCCATTGGAATATAGGAATTTCTCGATAAGTGTCCAGTAGGGTTCGATTCCTATATCCAGGGCATTCAGGAGGTAGTCGCCGTCATTTGTGACGTTCCCCCACCTGAGCCCGTAGTCGAAAACCCCATCAATGCAGACGGGGCCGTAAATGTCCCCCACCCCGACGCCGTACACGTAAAGGTCGTCCTCGTCCATGAAAAACTGATCGGGTTCGGAATCTACGTCGTCGGCGTCGTCAGCCGCGGCGCATAACCGCCCCCCAATGTAAACATCTCGCCCGGAGGCTCTCGATCGGAGCCCCCAACCGGGGAAGTACCATACCCCGCCGTCCTGAGATTCCGGCGATACCGAGAAGTAGCTATCCGCCATCCAGATCGCGCCAGGGACGTACTGATCTATCTCGGCGGCCTGGTTCGGTGGGCCGGAGGACATGATCTGAGCTATGGAGAGAGCTTCGTAGTCCTCGACGACGTTGGGAGCCCCGTACCTCATCGGCCAGGTATAGCGCATTTTCAAGATTTCTGGGATCGACAAGCAGGACCACTTGAGGGACTCCTCTGGAACGCCCCCGGTCGGGAACCCCGTGGCTCCCCGGAAGACGACCCCGCCGCCGTCCTCGGCCCGGACCCATGAGAGGGGACGGATAGGCGCATCATAGGGGGCGACGAACTCGAATTTCTCGTTTTTGTCGAAGCCTCGGAACCGGGTATGACTGTAATCGAGGATATCTCGGCGGTGGTAGGTCCCGGCCGAATCAGCGACGTAGACCTCCATCTATCCCCGCCTCCGATTCACGTAGGCGTTGGAGATCTCGACCCGAAGCTCCTCCACCACGGCCCGCGCTACCTCTTCGGCGTCCCCGGAGCTGTAGACGTTGATTTCGCCGATATGGATCGGTCCGGAGGACCCCCCGGCCGATGCAACGGCCTGCTGGATCATAGGCAGGAGATCGGCGAGCGGTGCGATGGCCTCGGGCCGCTTCTCCCCGACCCCTACGATGGTGGGGGAGTAAACTATCCCTCCTGCATCCATCCAGCCCGACCGGGGGGCGATCGTCCCCCCTGAGTAGCCCCCGCTCCAGAGACCCCCTCCGGATGACGAAGATCCGAAAAAGCCGCCCCCGCCGCCGCCACCCACTCCGGCGAGCGCATCCTCCAGCCGGGCCGCCGCCGCGTCTACTCGCGAAAAGAAATTCGAGCCCGCCGAGTACACATCAGATCGGAATTTCGACGATACCGCAAACCCCTGCTCCCGGAACGCCGTCCCGGCGTCGGATATCTGGCCTCTCAGGGTGGTCGAGGTCGTGACGAGATAGTCCCCGGCCTGGCGGCCCGACGCCACGAAGGCAGTTCCTGCGGCCCGGATAGCCTCGGCCGCCTCTCTTCCTTTAAGGTTTACGGTAGCCTCTATTTCTGACTCGGCCCCGTCCCCTATGGTGGGAATGATCGGCATCTCGACCGCCGTCTCGAACGCGGAATCGCTCAGGACGGGGACCACCGAAATTTCGAGAGGCTCATCAGCCGAGAACCCCGACTCCTCGATCAGTCGAGTTTTGGCGTCCTCGTCTATCTTCCATTGTGCATACAGTTCTACTGCATATTCGACCTGACCGGGCCGGTACTGATCAGGATTCGCCAGGATCTCCTCGAAATACTTTTTCGAGTTCATGATCCCGGAGGGCTGGAACATCTGATTTTTGGGGTCCTCCTGCCACTTCGCGAAGTCTGACATGGCCCCGCAAGCGCACGCAAGAGACGCATCTACCTGCTCCCCCCAGTTCTTGATCTCCTTCTTAGATTTCCCTACTTCGTCCGTTATCGATTTGTAGTAGTCTGCTATCCCCCGAATGGAGCTCAGGGGAATATCGGTGTATAGGTGGAGAAGGTTGATGGCCTCCTCCACCACCTGATTTTCATGTTTCCCGGCATTCGTCACGATATCGAAGGCCCGGGCCAGATCTCCCTGGTATTCGGTCGCAGTCTCGACCGCATAATGCAGATCTACCAGGTCATCCCGATACTTCCACAGCCCTATCTCAGCATCAGATCCTCCCCAGTCTTCCCAGAGGAGGGCCTCTCGGAAGGCCGAGACTTCGGGGGAGACCCCCACGTCCAGCTTCCCCCTCACATATACCGTATTCGCGGGGTCATTCAGATGCTGAGACAGATCCTCCAGAGCATCCTTATACTCGATCGTCCCCAGCTGTCCGGCGGCTTCCAGAGCAGCCAACGTCTCCAGCTTCTCTTTCGCGCCCTCCCAGAACGCTACGGCCCCATCTCCCCCTAGCTCGGTGTATCTCTCTGGATCGAATACCTTGAGCCGCGAATATTCGGCCACCATCTCGGCGGCTTCGGTCCCGGATATCCAGCCGTCCGAGAAGGCTTTAGCGCCCGTCTTTCCCAGGTCCTCCATCGCCGTCTTCATGTCGCCGACGAATGCGCCCCCGCCCATCGCCTCCTGGAACGCTGATTCATAGGCGGCCTGGATCTCGGCTATCTGAGCCTGGGTCGGGGCGAGCTCCTCGGCGAACAGATCCCATGCAGACTTCCCGCCCGCTAGCTCCGCCTTGAGCTGGACGACGACGGCATCGTCGTCGAAGTATGTGGAGCTCCGGGCCGTCCTCATCGCCACGTCGAGCTGCCGAGGATCCATCGCAGCGTAGACCATCGGATACTCCGTCCGGAGCCACTCCTCGGCCGCTGCATACGATCCGAAGCCCTTCTGGACATTCCCCACCGATAGGAGGTACGGAGATCCCTTACTCTTGTTGTAGCCGAAGACGATATCCGATCCCCCGGCCGAGAACATTTCGCCGTATCTATAGCCCGATTGCTCTCTCCCCGAGTACTGGTTCCACATCTCCAGGGCTGCGAGGTCCCCCGACGCCCCCAGGGCATACATCGACGCGATCTCCCTGGAGACTCCCGCTTTCGTCATCTCGGCGACGGCATCCCCAAAAGCTTTCCCGACCTTCTCCCCGGCGCCTTTCCCATCGACGGATTCTAGACCGGCCTGGACGCCTTCGGCGACCTCCGGGGCCGCCGCCTCGCCCATCTCCTCTCCTAGCTTGGCCCCGTACTCGATGCCGAGCTTTTCGTCCAGCCAGCCAGTCAGCCGCCCGATAGCGCCTTTGGTTTCGGCTCCCTCGTCATCGACGCCACCGTAAAGCCACTTCCAGCCCTTCGCCCCCAGATCCATGAGTGCCTGAGTGATGCCGTTGATGTCCCCCATCATGTCGGTGAGAAACGGAAGAAGAACTGTCCCTATACTGGTAGCGGCAACAGATATCTTCCCCTTAAAAATTTCTATCTGAGCATTTAGAGTTTCCTGCGATTTGGCGTAGGCTTCGTTAAGGCTGGAAGCGTTTTCCCACGCACCCGCGCCCGTTGCCAGGGCCGCATTGAGGCCCTCGATTTCCTTTGTGACCGGGTCGACCTTACCAACCAGCATCCCCATCATCTGGCCGCCAGTGGCTCCAAACTTCTGAAGAGCCTGCCCCTGTTCATCGATGGGCAATTCTGATATGGCAACGGCAAGCTCCTGGATGGTTCCGATGGCGTCCTCTCGGATGGCTTCCTGGAATTCGGTTGTGTCCATATCCAACATGGACGAGATGCCGCCCTTGTCATCCCTCATCATGTAATTGAGGGAATCTTTTAAGGACTCGCCTGACGTCTCGGCGGTCATGCCGAACGCCTGAAGCTGGCCGACGAGAGCCGCCCACGCTGATAGCTGGCTTGGATCGGGCTTCAGCATCGCCATCTGAGCCGATACCTTTTTCATGCCGGTGACGATCGACTCTTCGGACGTAGCCATCGAGTCGGCGAGATCGTTGATGGTGGAGCCCATTCTGTTGCCGAACTCAGTCCATGACATCTCAGCGGGCTTGACGACCGACCCGATTTTCCCAATGGAATCACTTGCAGCATCCGCAGACATCCCCCACGCCGACGACATTTTCAAAACGACATTAGTATAATCGGCGATCTCGGACGCATCTATCCCCATCCGCCCGGCCCCGGCCGCTGCCCCGGTTATGTCGGCCATCGACGCGCCAGTTTCGCCTCGGATGGCGAGAAGTTCTTTGGATAGAGTCGCGAATTCGCTTGCGGTGGTGTCGGTCACCTTTTGGACATCTACCATCAATGTCTGCCACTGTGCTGCAGACCTGACCGACCCAACAAACGCCGCCGATAACGCGACGACTCCAGCGGTGGCTCCGGCTATCGCTATTGTCACTGGATTGATCGACGATGCCAGACCAGCAAACGCCGACGAGGCGGAAGCTCCGAATCCAGTAACTTGCGCCTTCGCCCCGGCGAGGCCCGTCGTCAATCCGCCGGTGTCGACCCCTATCTCAATGAACGCCGCGCCGAGTTTTTCCGAGACCATAGTTTAGGCTCCCATAACGATAAGCTTAAATAGCAGTAGTGATATATGATATTGATGTGATCCGGGGAAAGGCAAAGAATTACATGGGCCGATATGAGGCGAGCCTGCGAAACTTCGCAAATCGCGTCAATGAAAAGCTCCCCGGCCGTTTCCACCTGGAATATGATAGTGTCGGTCCGAAGGGTGCATTGGGATACCGGCTCACTGATGAGGTGTAGGGATGGCGAAGTACACCGCCACCCTCACCGTAGCAATCTCTGCTGAGATTGCGGAGGAGATATACCAGGCCGCCCTCGAAGATGACGTCGGCCCGTCGGTGATGGGCCGAAAGCTCATCGAGGACGGGCTCGCCGTCCGGCATCTCCGAAGAGATCTCAGAGGAGTCGCCGAGAAGATATCACAGATGTACGTTATCAGCGCCCCCGAGGTCGCTGAAATGATCTGTGATCTAGCCAAAGACGGGTACTCTTCGGAGGAGATCGCCGAGCGGGTCAATGCAACGCTGAATGAGGAAAGGATGATATGACCTCCCCCTTCATCTTCGGCGTCCCGCCTAGAGCAATCGCCCGCGTCGTTCAATTCGAGAGTGACGTAATCCAGATATGTCATTACGTCGATCGGTCGGTTGATGACGTAATGGATCTGCTAATGGCTTTGCCCTATCCCAAGGATACCGTAGCCGGGTTTCTGCTCGAATCGCTCGCCGACGGCCTCGCCTTCGACGAGGCTCTATCGATTGTTAGAATCTCACCGCCGGAAGGATGGGATTATATGAGGCGGCTGGCGATGGAGCCGCGCTAATCCGGCACCGGATGACCGAGGCGACGCGCCTTAGCGATCGCCTTTTCCCTCAAGCTTTTTTCAGCCTTCACCCCCTCTCCTCCAGGGAAGAGGTCAGCGAAGGACTTCGGGTTTTTGCCGAATAGGTTTCCGACGCACCGGCTTATGTCCCATGCCAGGATCTGCTGGTTCCGGGCGTCGGCCTCCTGCTGCCGCCTATGGCGATAGAGGAGAGGGAGCAGATCGTTTAGACAGTATCCGGCGGCTTCGTCGGGCCGGAGCCCGATCTCAAGGTAGGCGATCCGAGACCGCCAGAGAGGATTTTGGTTTTTGCCTCCAGCCTCTTCATCAGATCCTCGATCTGATCCACCGTCTCGGCCTCCCTCTCCATCGCCCGGAGCTCGTCGGAGGTAGTCCAACTCTTCCTCATTGAGGCAGCATGAGAAGGGTCCTCCATCAGGGAATATGATTCGAGGATGTCCCTGGTGAGGTCGAGTCGTGATCCTTCATATTTTGCCAGGGCCTCGTCCACCTCATCCCCCCGGAGCCCCGTTGCCGCCTCGATCGCCAGCCGAGATATCGGGGCAAGCGTGACGTACTGGGCCAAGATGAGTTGAGCTGGGAGGTATTTTTTTGAGATACCCGCCTCCGAAAGCCACTTGTTAGCCTCGGCCTCGAATCGTTCCACCCGCTGGAACGGCCAGGAAAGCTCGACCGGCTCGCCCATCTTTACGGTTATGCTTCTCAGTCCTTTTGCTTTACTCATATTATTTTCTCCCTCGTTTCTGGGGGGTCTTAAGTATCGCCCCCCTATCTGAAAGTCGCCCAGAACTTAAAATAACAATTCTGGATAATAATGTAATGCAAAGAGTTGAGGGAGCCCCTCATGCGAATTGCCTCATCAATTCGCCGTCATCGGGGATCTCCCTATGGCGTCTCTACCACGTGCCGGAGCGGGAAGTTATGGCCGCTCACCTTCAAGGTGGCTTTCGCCGGGTTGGATGGATCGCCCGCCCCGGTCACAGAATCGACGTAGCCGAATCCCAGGTACATCAGGCCATTATCATAATCCCGATAGAACGCGAAGACCTGCTTAACCCCTTTCATCCCGGCGAAGTCCAGCTCGGCAGCTCCACCGGCGAGAGTATAGGGTCCCGAATCGGCGACGACGCCCGCGCCCGTCTCCCCGGCAGCCCGCATCGCATAGACTCCCAGGGCCTGAACGTCGGCATTGGCGTTGATCGCGGCTATGACCTCGTCGGCGGTGGATATCGGAGATCCTAGATCGGTATCAAGATCGACGGTTATAGCGTTGGCGACGACGGTTACAGCAAGGGCCTCGGCGTCGTTATCCTGGAAGTCGATGGTGATGTTGTTCCCAGCCGTCCCGCCCGTTCGGTGGAGGACTCTGATATGGCTGTTGGCCGCCCCCCCTGAAGTCGTGATCTCGGCGCATTTGGAGGCGACGAAAGCCTCGATGGTGGCGTTCCAATCATCCAGACCGGGGAACCGTTCGCGGGCCTCTTTCCCGAAGTCGGTTACTTCGTGCATCTCGGTCTTGTCTTCGAAGTCGGCATTGGTAGCCCCGAAGATCTCCGAGGCGACCATGTACTTTCCGGTATGGCATCGGACGAGATCGCCTTCATCGAGACCCGAAGCTACGTAGATGTAGCCAGATGGATACCAGATGGCGTCAGGCGTCAGTGTCGCCCACTCGCCCTCCCCCTCGTTCTGGAACTGGAATACTGGAACGGTGGAGTCGTTCATCATCCTCTTGGATGCGTCAGTGATTCTCCAGACGGTATACCGGGGATAGCCCCCCCACTTTGAATCGGAGAAATCCACCTCCTCCATAGCCTCGTCGCTATAGTCCTGATCAGCGCCCGAGCCCCTGTAGACTCGGACATAAGATCCCGGTGTCGGGCTCAGGGCCATATCTCATCGCCTCACGTTTCGGTGATCCCGCCACTGACTGCGAATGTTACGTCCATCTTCTGCACGTCGCCGGGACCGCCGGGCCTCTTGATCGATTCGACGTAGGCGGAGAAGCTGAAGGTCCGAGTCCCCTTCACAACGCTATAAGCCAGAAGCGTATGCGCTGGTTTGGAAGCCCTGATCTTATCTTGCCCGGCGTCGTCGTCGTCCTCGATGAAGCTGGCGGTTACGGTCCCGTCATCCAGGCCCGGATACCTCGCCCTAGCGGTGTTCGTATCGCAGGTGATATCCTGCATCTCTATCTTGTCGTCCACATCACAAGAGACGCATCCGAGCGCAACGGAGGAGTCTACCGTGAAGGTCAGAGTCGCCAATCCGTCTGGTGCTAATACCATTTTTCAATCACCTCATTTAATCCGCTATGCAGCGGATGACTCTAAAATCGATCATGAATACGTGCCGCCCGTTCTCGTCCACATAATGATCGGGGTGGCGGCCCTCCCAGATCATCGCCACTGAATGACCGAACGCCGTCATCTTGTGGAGCGCGTCCCGGATCGCCAGGGCGTCGGTTTGGGCCGTCTCCAGGGACGCCCGCCTCACCTGGATCTGGACGCGTGGCTTCTCGATATCGCCCCCGGAGACGATGTAGCCAGATCCCCCGGCCGGAAAGATGGCAATCTGTGAGGCGCTGGACTCGTCGAAGCCGTATGCCCGGATGTTGGTATATCCGGCGGCGGCGAGGGCGTCGGCTACGTCTTTGACGACCGGATTCATACTACTTTTTCACCTCATCCATCAATTCCTCAATCGCTTCCAACCAGCGATGATGATATACATCCAGCCATAATTTCAACGTAATAAGCAACGTTGCCATCAGCAAGCAAAAAATACCGGCACATGACCCGTAGAGAATCGCAATATCTCTCGCCGGATCATCGCCGATCATCTCGTATGCAAGGCCGCCGGTTGAGGGTTGTGTTCATCTCGGAAACGTCTTTGCCGATTCGTTCCGCCCGCTGGTCGTGATCGTCAAACTTCTTTTCGGTATCGCACTTGTAGTCTTTGAGGGCCTGGACGATATCGTTCATTTTCGACAGTATGTTATCCTGAAACCTCTGGTTTTGGGCGATGATCATCTTCAAAGCCCAGATGAAGGCTCCGATCAGGGAGAAGACGAGGACGGCGATCAGGACGAGATTGAAGTCTCCCCCCGTCGCTTCCAGGAGGGCGTCCTCCCCCACCATCTATCCCCCTCCTCGGATCTTCTCCGCCAGCGCCGGAGCATGACCGGCGAAGTAGAATCCGATGACCATCCCAAACATCTCGGGCGGGATGACTCCAGGGCGAAGGACATATCCGAGCGTGATCGCCGCAGCCAGGATGAACCGCTTCGATATCAGCTCCTTTTCTACATAGTCTCCGGCTGGCACTATTTCATCCCCATCAACTCGTCATATGCCGCCTTCACGTCGGGGCGGGCCATCTGATCCTGATAATCCGTACATAGGCATTCGAGGGCTACGTGAGCCTTCCAGCCATCGACCCTCGTCTTGCGGGTGGCCGGATCCTCGATCTGCTGCGCCATCTCGATATCGCGCCGATGCTGGCGGATTTCGGCGAGGAGATCCATCTCACTCCTCCCCTGTCGGCTCAGTCAGGGCATACTCGTATAGCCCCGCGGCCTTGAGCCGGTCGGCCATGGCATCCACCGGATCCACCCGGTGACCCATGCCCTTCGTCCAGCTGATCCACTCGGCCCGCCTCATACCCCGCGAGGTCCCCGGGACGGGCCCGCACTGGGGGGAGGCCATGTAGCGGAGGCCAGAGTGGCGGCCACCTGTGAATCCTGCGGGCGTGAAGATCGCGCCCTCGTCGTCGGTGCATCCCAACTTTTTCGTCGGGGCCATGGAGCAGCCTTCGAGCTCCTCCAGCATCCCGCCGCCGCAGCCCCCCTGATCGCAGGAAGTGAGGCCCGTCGTCGGACAACATCCTATCTTTTCTTTTGCCATTCTCAGACCTCCTCAATCAGCAGTTCGGGCGGGATCTTGTCCGAAGTCGCAGACGAGTTCACGTCGAAGCTGCCGACCATGTCCACCTCGGCGAGGTATGCTGGTTTTCCGCGGCAGCCTATCGTCTGGATGATCCTCTCCCGGTAGGTCCCGACTCCCTGGAGGGCATAGATCGAGACGTTCCCGGCCACCCGCGTCCTCGCGGCGATCGCCGATGCGCCGGATACCTGCGCTAGATGAGATAGCCCGAAATTCCCGATCATCCGGAACGATCCACTATCACCGTCCATATCCAGGCCCGCGAAAGCGCCGGATCCCGTCAAAATCTGGCCGTATGCCATCGAAGCGTTGCGGCCCCCGGCGGCCCCCGTCTGGCCGCCGAGGCCGGACCGGATCTGGAAGTCCCCGTCCCCGGCGTAGTCGCCCCTGATCTCCACTCCGGCGGCCGGGGCGATCACGGCCGCCAGGATTGCCAGGATGATTATTTTAGGATTCATGTCTGCCTCAGATGTTTTTCAACGTACTTCGCCGCGTTTCCCGCAAGTTGCTCCACAGGGTCCACGATGAAATGACTTTTGCCTGTCGTGTGATTGAAATCGGCCCTCTGGTGCTGGATGTAGATATAATCCTTCGCTGGACCGCCGCCGCCGAGGATGATATTATCGTCTTCGCGCTCGCATCCGAGGTTATCTCTCATCGTTCCACCGCCTTTGAGAGCGACCGGGCATTGCCGCTTCATCTCCGAGAGGACCTCGCCCTTCGCCCATTCTTCCAGGCCATCCATCGCCTTCTCCTTCGCTCTCTGAATTACAGATGCAGCGGCCCATTCTGTGATCTTCACAACCTCACCTCATACTCAATATTCTGACCTCCGACGCCCGTCGGCGAGAGGACCGCCAGGACGGGGCGAGGCGTTCCGCTATTGTAGATCACGAAGTCGCCCGGCTGGACGGCTGACATGGTGCGGAGGAGAGCGGTGGAGGTGATCTCCTGGCCGCCGGCGGTTCTGATGAGCTTAATCTCTTCGGTATAGCGGCATTTCTGATTTTCGTAATCGGTATACGTCGGCCCGTACAGGCCCGAGCCCGTCGCCTTTCGCCAGGTGAAGGTTTGCCGCATGGGGGTTATGCTCATTTCTTCGCCACCAGAATCTCAGTGCACCGGCATCTCGGATGTAGAGTCGGTCCGTCGCCGCCGCCCTCAAATTGACCATCAGGGAGCTCCGCCCTTTTCCCGGACATGGGACGACAGAGGGAGCAAAGCCGCTCGTCAGGAGTTACGAGCCATTCGCGCTCCCAGTCGTCAGGGCTCAGGATGCCCCGCTTTACCGCCCCCCGGTTGGCTTCCCTATAACCCTCGTTAGCCGCCGTATGCCCTTCCGAAAGAGCGATCGTACTCGCCCTCCACCGGAGGAGCTTGTTGCGGTATCGGTCCACCGCCAGTTTACGGGCGGATTCGTCCATGTCCAGCTTCTCAAGACCGGCCTCGAAGTTTCGGACGGCCTGGACGTGCTGGGGGATAAGCCCGACGTTCTGCTTGATGATCTTGATTTGTTCATTCGGCGAAAGTCCCTCCTGGAACCCTCGGAGGATCGTTTCTCGGATCCCGGCCTTCGTCCCGGCGTCGATGTACTTGATCTCGTCGCCGCAGAACTTCTCCAACCAGGCGATCGCTTCGGGGCTCTTGAGGTCGAAAGAGACGCCCATCCCGACGAGCTTCCCGACCTCCTCAAGCTCTTTTTTCCCGCCTTCCAGGAACGCCTCCTCGATGAACGGCGACGGGTCGAAGGGGGTGACGGGAAAGTTCTTCCGGCCCTTCACCTCGACTTCGGCCTGCCATTTGAGGAATGCGGCGGCGATGTTCTTCGCCCATCGGTCACCGACGTCCTGAGTTGTGGTCATACTATCGGGGCGGATCGTAAAATGTATTTGGCGAGGAGATCATAAGCCCGCTTCGATTCGAGCCCCTTCATCCGGTCGGCGGTTCCGACGGCGTAGGTCTCGGAGGTCGTTGAATAGGTGACGTGAGTCACGCCCTGGCGGATCAAGTCGGATCGGGCTTTCCGGTCGGTCGAGGTCGTCTCCCTATCGTAGATCGCGATGGCCTCTTCACAACACGCATCTATGACAGCTTGCGGGACTTCGACCGATCCATCTGCCTCGTTCGTGTCAGGCCACCATCCGTCCGGCGTCTGGTATTCGCGGGGAAACTGGCGAGCTTGGGTCCCATCCCTCCGGTATTTTCGGCCCCGGAGAGGGAGGGCGTCGATGGTCCGGGTAGCTTCTTTGCAGTACCAGGCCTGAGCCGATGCCGAGGCCGCTTTCAGGGCGATGGCGGCCGCCCTGGGATCGTTTGTGAGGTATGTCTCCAGGACCGTCTCCGATAGGACATACGAATCATCGAAGTCATCGCCGGCAACCGTTTCTGATGCCGACCCTTCCCAATCGCTCATTCCACCACCTCAATATCAGGATTTACAAACACCCGATCGAATCGAGATCGCCACAAGTAATAAGTTCCAGGATCGAGCTTGAACGTCACGATCCCGAAAGCATCCGTCCACCCGGTCGTCACGTGGCCCGACCCGTCCTCGTTGGTCGTCACCTCCACTTTTACGCCCGATAAGGGCGTCGCGCCGTCGGTATCGTAGACGGTATAATTGCACGTCTCGGCCCCCTGGGAGATATGCAGCGACCCGATCAGAACGGGAATGGTCGTCCCGGTATCCTCGATGATCGAATCGACTATCCCGTCCACCGTTGCCAGGGCCGCCGCCGTTGCCAGGAGGGCATGGGCGGCGTCCATCTCGGCTTTCGTCGGCGGGTCATAAGCATTCAGGGCAGCGGTGGCGGCTGCCTGGGCCTCGGCCGATGAGAGGTCATTCAGAGCGGCGACGGTCGCTTCTAGGGCGAGGTCCGAGATGTCGGGGATGTCGCCCGGAGTGGCGAGCCCGCTCTGGATGGCCGCCACGGCTGTCGAGTTCGGGGCGTCTACCAGATCCATCTCGTCCCCGGCTTCGGCGGGAGTCGGCACCGCGCCGCCGTCCCATGCCTGGACGTCTGCGGGGACCTCCCCGAGCCGGAACCGCAGGACGACCTCCCCGACGACCGAGGTGCCGTCTACCGTTCCAGCCGTGACGATCACAGAGAACTCGTGGCCGGTAGCGTAGAACGTACCGTTCTGGCTTGTGTCGATGGTGAGGGTGTGGAGGCCCGTCACAGAGCCGGAGTCTACCACCAGGGAAACGCCGTCGGTGGTGGTGGCCGTGGCCGCGTCCTTCCGGACGGCGACCGCTGGCGATCCAGCCCAAGTGATCGGAGCCCCGTCGCCGTCGCGGGTATTGAATTGGCTGTATACTGTTTCCCCTGCCTGGTAGACTTCCATCATATCACCCTATGAGCGGACTTGGACCGCCTATCAGCGGGCTCGGTCCTCCGATGAGTCGCGATTTTGAGCCGATCCGCCGCCCCGCGCCGCCGGAGGGGATAGTCCCCCATACAGCAACGGCATAGTTGCGCACATTTGAATTTAATGGGGCTGGATTATTAGGATATACAAACGAACTATAATTCGGTGCGGATAAGAATTTCTCCACCCCTCCCAAAGAGTGCCGATGGACTACTTCACCCGATGTGCCAGTCCACGCCAACCAATACGTAGCTCCTTGGATTACACTGGGACCGTCGAAATCCAACGAGTTCCAGTCGTTCGGGATGGATGCGAATATGCTAGACGTCTGCGCTAGACACGTGCCCGGCACCCCATCGATATCGGAATATATGGCTACCTTGAGATTCGTCGTGGCCTTGATTTTTAGGCGGAACTGCGTAACTTTTCCACTTGCCACCGCACCAAATCTCTGGAAGTACGCCCATGTATTCGTAGAGTAGCCCGTCAAGACTATACCGTCGTTCCCGGCCAGCTTCACCTCATCGGCCATCTACGGCACCGCCGCCGAGCCCAACCACCCCACGACCGTCCCGCCGTCAACCTCCACCACCCGAGCCCACGAGACAACGTCGCCCGACACCGCGCCGATGGCCGTTTTGGTGGTCCCGGACGAGGCGGAGCTGTTGCCCTCGGGGATAACGTTGACGATCTTCCGGGTATTGTTCAGGAAGAACCAGACCTCGAAGGGCCGCTCGATCCCGGATATGGTGGCAAAGACGCTGTCGCCTGATATACCACCGGCGAGAGCGGCAGGCCTCGGCAATGCCAGAACATTGGACCCTCCCCGGATGGTGAGCCGGAGCTTCCCCGCGTCCTGGAGGTCGGAGATCATCTGCTGGATCTGGATATCGTCGAGCCCCGAGAAGCCGAGCCGCTTCTCGATCGAGAACTTGTCAAGCTCCCATCGGATGTCCTCGATGGTGGCGTTGTAGTTCTCCAGGCTGTTAAGCCGAGCAGCGACGCCCGCCAGCTCAAATTTTGGGATCATCGCCCTATCTTCTAGTATTATGGTCATCGTGCCAACTCCGCCTGCCTATTCTGAATGAGATCCCGCGCCGTCCCGTAGTCCATCCCGATCGCCACCGAATCTACGACCTCCCCGGCAGCATAGTCCTCGCCTAGATGAGAGACCGAAGTCAGAAGGATGAGGAGAGGCACAGGATCACCGCCAGTAGACTTTCACCGAACACGCTTTCGACGCGGCGCACCCCGTCCCGGACACCGTGAGCGATCCATGGACCGGGAACGGCGTCCACTTGTTATCCCCCGCGCTCGCCCCGGTGATCGCCGCCCTCGGATACCGGACAGCCGATCCCGCGTTGATATCGTAGCTGTCGATCTGCTCCGAGGTGTCGGTCTCTTTGGTGGCGAGAGTAGAGGCCGCGTTTATCGTTCCCTTGTCGTAAACGAGCTTAAGGATCTCGCCATTGATCGCTTTCGAGACGCCAGAAGCCACGCCCCCGGCCGTCACGGTGACGGCGATCGTCTCGACCTTAATCAGTTCCGGCTTCATCTTTCCTCCTCGACCTCTTCGGCTTCTCCTCCGCCACCGGCTGAGGGGCCGGGACTTCGTCAAAGAAGCCCCGGCGCACCAGCTCGGCCGCCATCATGTCCGGCTCAAGCGTGATCTCGTCGCCTACCCGGAGGAAAATCCCAGGGTAGGGGCGATGAGCCCGCTTGACTCTCAGCTTCATGACCAGGTCCCCAGAGATGCAACCTTTCGATAGGCTACCCCATCGCAGTAGAAATAATAGAAGCTCCCTACTGCATCGGTCGTGGTCAGAGTCGCCGCACCGCCGACCGTCTCCGCGCCCTCGCCGTCGATGATCACGTCGAAGTCACCTGGATCGGTCGTCACGGATATCATGAAGAACTTCCCAGCGTTAGCGGCGGCCGTCGGCATGGTGATAGTTTGGTTAGCGGTCGTGTTACCTACATGGAAGATCGTTCCGTCGGTGTCAAGCACCGTGTAGTCGGCGTCCTTTACGATCGGAGTCTGGACGATCGGTCCGGTGAACGTCGCGGTCTCAGCGACCGTCAAGCCATCGAGGGTCGTCGCGCCGTCCACATCTAGATCGCCGCCTACGGTCGTGTCGTTCACCGAAACGAGATCATCAGCGGTGAGCGTATCGGCTATGGTGGCGTCGTCTGTGGAGGTGAGCTGCTCACCGGTTACGGTGGTCGTGGCGGTCACAGCACCATCCGAGGCGATGGTTCCGGCGGTGAGGTCTCCCACTACGTCGGCATCGTCGCCGACGGTGAGATCCCCGCCTAACGATATGTCGCCCCGGTTCGAGAAGCCCTGTGCTGGGCCGAAGTTAGGTAGGGCCGTCACCGCTCCGATCAGGGAGAGGATGGCGAGGATGGTTAGAATTCGCTTCATTTTCTTAGTCACCTCGTCGTCCTTCAGAAGTTGTAGATCTTCCCGTGGTAGTGCTCGGTAGTGTAGTCGAGGGAGATCTGGCAGTAGAGCTGGCCTCTGTCGGCAGCCCCTACCTTAGAGATCGGCTCGAAGAACATGTAGCCACCGGGCCGCCCGTTCCGCTCAGGTACGGGGAGGAAGACAGGGCTCACGTAGGCGAGATCGATCAGGCCGAGGGTGTTTTCGGGACACTGAGGAACCTCCACCAGCGGGAACCGCCCGGCCTGAGTCACGATGGTATCGATCTGACCAGAGAGGGTCCCGATGGAGTTGGTAGGCCCGGCCATGATGGTAACTCCGTAGAGGTCGGCGAGCTCCTTGATGGCGCTGTACCGACCGATGAAGACGGGGTTGACCATCGGAGCGTAGCTCGTCTCTTTCATCAGGAGGAGGAGAGCGTCCACATCCGCCACCGTGAGGGCATCGCCGTCGGCGTCCACCTTGTTAGTGTTGAGGGTATGCGCGGCCCCACCGTCCTTGTTCTGGGTGGCGAAAAGACCGGCCATCCTGGAAGCTTCGGCGGAAGAGGCGGATTCGTTGGGCTGGCCGTTGAGCATGTGGTACTCAATATCTATCGCCATCTGCCTAATATTCATGTTCAGGTTGTCGGTCCAAGGGTCGTTCTCGTCCTGCACATCGCCAATGATAGGCAGACCAGACAGGACGCCCTTCGCGCTCAGGGAGAGGTAGCTCGCGCCGACGCCCCGATGGAATATCTGGATGTAGTTGTACTCGGTCTGCGCCCGGTCGTAGTTCCTGGGTGTGGGGGTGGTGGCAGTCTCGTCTTCAGTGATGTCCTGCTGCGAGGCCGCGTCGAAGGCGTTCTCGGAGTTGAGCGGGAACTTCAAGACGGTCGTGGTCTTCGCTCCGCCGGCCCGGCCCATCGTTCCCAGGCCGCCAATCATGTTCAGAAACTTGCAATTCTTGTCGGTCAGTCCAAGCGTTAGGAGCTGGCCGTGATACTGGGGAGTGTTCCAGTACGTTGCGGAGGCATCAGCGTTAGCCATTTCGTTTCACCTATAACCCTTGTTTCTTGATTTTCAAGGCGGTCACTCTCTTCCAGTCGTTCGGATCGCCCGAACGCATGGCTTTGAGTTCCGCCTCTTTGATCTGAGTGTCCAGGTCGGGGGGCTTCCCGGTCGGGTTGGCCGGATTCGTGCCCGCGCCGCCTACCTGCACGTTTGGCGGGAAGAGACGGGGGAGGAGGGACGCGCCCTCTTCAATCTCGTCTTCTGTCTCGCCTGGAACCGTCCGGAGGACGTCGGAGATTGAAACACCATCGGGGAGCCTGATCTTCTTTTCGGCGATCAGCTTTTCGACCTTGGATCGCTTGAGATCCGAGATCTCCCTGGCTTTGAGTTTCGCCTCCAGTTCGGCGGCTTTGGCGGTCGCCTTCTGGAGTTCGGTCTTTTCGTCGTCTGCCTGCTTTCGCTTTGCAACGATGATTTCTTTCGCTTCCTTCAGAGAGACGCCAAGCTCTTCGGCGAGCTTTTCCTCTCTCGCCTTCCGATCTCTCTTGAGCCGATCTTGAACTATGGCGTCCACTTCGGCCTGAGTGAGCCGCTTCTCGCCCTCCCCCACAGGGGGAGTAGTTGGTTCCCCGCCTTCGTTGCCAGCGAGAGGCGTTCCCGCGTTATTTTCATTTTCTGTCATGAATATTGCCTCAGTTTTAGGGCGCGAGTCGCCCGTGGTGTTCAAGCGTCGATCCACCAGTGATCAACAGGATCAATCATCAGCTATCCTCGACCCGGCTCTGCATCGCTATGGTGCCCGCGGCCAACATCGCTCCTATCTGGCGGGTGAGCCCGGCCTCCAGCTCTTTGGCCGTCGGCGTTCCCGAATTCAGGGTATTCAGAGCATCGACCTCGCCATCGAGGGCGGTCTTGATTGCGGCTATCGTGGTTGTATTTGCCATCCTATCAACCTCTATTCTATCCCCCACCCCGGCTCCGGGGCAATCGACGACATGAAAATCTCTTGCCAGTTGTCATCCAGGTACATGGCGATGCACCACATGGTCTCATCGATCGGATCACCACCCGGCCCGGTATCGTTCCGCCGTCTTTAAGCGATGTGATCATGAAATCAAATCCTGTTCATCATCTCGCCGAACTCTTCCGCGATCTGGTCCTCCGAGAAGCCCCGGTCCCTCATTAGACCCTGGGCCGACCGGACAGAGCCCGTCACCAGAACTGCATCCCTCTGGGCGTCGGCCATCTCGTCGGCGGGGAGGCCGTCGTGCCATGTGATTTTTAGATCGGTAAGCTCCACCGCGCCCGCCATGCCCGCGTTGACCTCCAGGGCCGAACATAGCCGGAGGAGCCTCTTGATCGTCGGCGTCGTCCTCGTCTGGAGCCTGTTGGCCTTTTTCAATGGAGCTGTGAGCATGATCCGGAGAGCCTGAGCCGAAAGCCCCTGGCCCCCAGCGGAGGCGTCGAAAGCTACCTTGCACGTCTCGGAGATCTCGAATAGCCTTTGCATCAGGCTCTCGATCGTGACGAAGTTGGCCGGAAGCTCGCCGTTCCAGGTGATCATGCCCGGAGGCGACTGACCTTCGACGAGGTTGATATACTTCGACCCGCCGGTGATTTTGTACTCACCATCCCGGGGGTCTTGTTCCTCAATCGGGGGTCCGAACATCCAGGGGTCGGAGAACTTGTCCTCGATTCTGAGGATCTGAGCGTACCTCCATTCAAGCTCCCTGATGATATCGGCTATATCGAGGTAGTCGTCCATCCCATGATACCGTTTTGTGGAGGTGACGTTTTGGATGAGCTGAATCGTGAAATCGTCGATCCCCGTCTCTTCGATCGCCACCGTGCCCCGGAACTCTGGGAGCTGGTTTAGGTCGAGCTGAGCGTCGATCTTCTCGTCGGCGATCCGATATAGGCGATGCTCTATTCGGCCGACCGTATGAATTTCGACCTTGAGATACTGGACGCGCCCGATGGAGATCGGCTTTTCCTTCTCCCAAGCCTTGATGGTGGCTTCGGGAAGGAAAGACTGATTTTCGGCGCTCACCATCGTTTCGACATCGATCAGGCCCGGCTCTTCGCGGGCGTCGATCGTGTAGGCGAGGACGTGAGCCTTAACGCGCTTGACGTTCCCCGAATCGACGATCGGGAACCAGTACTCAGGCGGGACGTTCTCGACGATCCCGTACCCGTCATATCGGATCTTGAGGACGGCATCGCCGAACTTCGAGACGTCGATTATGGCATCGCTTAACACGGTCCAGAAGTCGGTATCCTCGATGATCCGGTCGATCGCGTCGGTCTCGGCGTCGGATTCGGCCGATACCTCCGGAGGCTCACCACAGACGAGATCGGACCAGAGGAGGGAGAGCCGTTTGAAGAAGTTCAAGACGAGCCGAAGATCGCCCGACTTGTCGGCCCTAAGCTTCCGGATCTCGTCTTTCCAGACCTCGCCATGCTCTCCGACGAAGAGGCTCTCATTGGTGGCGTATTTCTTGAGCCTGTTGGCCGTGTCGGTATCTTTCGGCGGCCAGGGCGCACCCTTCGCGAATAGAGCCTCTATATCGGTGATCATTCGTCCCTCTCTCTCTGGCGTCGCATGTAGGCGAGGTTGTCCTCGATGTTCCCGGCGATCTTTCCAAGATGTGAAACGCAAATCCGGAGCCCGTCCCATGTACACTTCTGGCCAGTAGCATGGACGGAACCGCGCGAATATTCGAAGATCTCGGCTGAAATGGCCACTTTCGCGTAGGCGTCTTGGTCTTTCAGCTTCGCACCGCATAAAGCGCATTTCAGCCCTTCGGATTCGGTCATTTCACATCCCCCTCGGCTTCGATCCTACCTTGGCGATTCCGTAGAATACCCTCATCGCCCAGTACCTCGTCTCATCGCAACTGTGATCAGATTTTTTTACCGGTTTGTCTTCGCCCCTTTCCTGTGCCTTCACGTCCCAGACGTAATTAAGAAGCTCCTCGATCGTCTTTCGGCATCCTGAATAGATCTTGAAGAGCCCCATCACAAGAGCCTGGGATACCGTCTGGATGCCGTCCACCACGGCGTTTCGGGCTGGATAGATGACGATGCCGGGGAAGTCCTGGCGAAGTTGGCCGATGAAGTGTTTTGCCGAAGGATCAACGTCAATCGATTTGGGCCGGATTTCTTGGCCGTTCCAAGTGAGGAAGGCTTTCATCGTGGCCGAGTACTCGGCGTCGGTCTTCGATCCGCCCCCGACCGTTGGGTCGTGATACATCTCTTTGACTTTGTACCAAACCCCCGAGGCCAAACCATATAGACCAAAAACGGTGGGGTTGCTCGCGCCATAGTCCACCGCCACGCGCCATGCGGAGAAGCTCGGGGGTAGCTTATCCACCACAAAACCGTCTTTAGGGTCCGAGCTGAAGAAATCGTAGATCGCACCTTCCGCCAGGCACCAGAGGCCGAGGATGTACCGCTTGTAAAAGATCGACCCCGAAGCGTAAAGCTGCCGATATCGAGCTTTCGTGGCTTCGGTGAGGCTTGGGTTGTCATCCATCAGGAAGTGCATCACGTAGAGGCCGAGTTCTTTCGCCCGGTCGATCCACTTCGTCTTAAAGTAGTGATATGGGCTCTCGGGGTTACAGTTAAACCAGAGCTTCGCGCCATCCACCGAACATCGACCGACGGCCTGATTCACGAAGCTTTCTGGCTGGAGGGCGACCTCGTCGAAATATGCCCCCGCCGCCGTGATGCCCTGGACGAGATCCTGACTCCCCTCGTCTTTACCGCCGAATAGGTAAAAGTAATTCGTGATACCGCAATATGAGACTTCGACCATATTATCGGCCCGGTGGTCGATATAGACCATGTCGCGGCCGAGTAGCATCCTCTTGAGCGGGGCGATCACGTTTCGCCGGAGAGATCCTATCGTCTTTCCAGCCAGGATGAAGTTCTGGTGGTTGAATCGGGACATCGCCCAACAGACAAACGAGAATGACATGGGGGCCGACTTGCCCGCCCTGATAGCGCCCTCCGCGACGATGCCGTTAAGGTTCTTGATCGGGCTCCCTTTCGTCCACCAGGTCATCAATTGCCATTGCTTCTGGCTTAATGGAACCCATCGGAAGGGTGTAATCACTTGCATCTATTCCCGCCCATATATCAGGTGATACGGCCTCCAGCGCCTCGAAGAAACCATCAGATTCGGTCTTGTCTCCTCCAGCCCCCGTCTCTTTCCGTCTCTGTTCCAGGAGCCGCTCGACCGCCGAGGTCCATTCCATCATGCCTTTAGGGTATCGGGATTTTGGCAAAATCGCTTTCAGCGTCGAGAGACCTTCATCTAGGAGCAAAAGGCGCTCTTCGGGGCCGAAGGT